AAAAGGGCAAATAGGACATCCTAGTACGGGTTGGTTGACACTCATACCCCCTTGATGGTACAATTGATTTAAGTGCTATCAAAGGGGTATTTGTGACTTGTATTGCTGTTGTTCGTAAAGAAGATAAAATATATATGTCTGGTGAACGTGGTGTTTCAGATGACGATATGATGTTAGCATCGGCAACCCCAAAGGTTTGGCAACTTGGTCCATACATTATGGGTTATGCAGGCAGTATGGATGGAGAAAGAATTAGACACAATTTTCGACCATCGCTACCATCTGGAAATAATATACAAAAGTTTATGTATACAAAGTTTATCAAAGAACTTAGAGATTTTTATCAAGACTGGTGGGTAGATGTTTCAAAAGATTCTGACTTTGGAATGATTATTTGTGTTAAGGGTGAGATATTTGAGCATAACGCAGCAGATATGTCATTAACACAATATAATAATGAATATCTTGCTATGGGATCTGGTGGATCTTACGCAATGGGATATTTATATGCTACAGAAAATCAAAAAGATGCACGTAAAAGATCAATAGGTGCAGTTGCATCTGCTATTAAGTTTTCTACATCTTGCATGGGTCCTATTGACACTGTAAGCATTTAAAGATACAATATATATATGAATCATATACCTGAAGAAGAACTAACGCCAGAAGAACAAGAGTTTGGTATCTGGCTTAAAAATGGAATTGAAAGAGGCTGGATAAGTGAGCCATACTGTCATACACATGATGGCGGATATGAGTTTATGTCAGAAGAAGAAATAGAAGAGTGGGAAGCGGGAGGCGACCCATGCGAACACGTATTAAGGATATTTATATCATGAAAAAACTATTATTAACATTATCGTTATTACTTCTAACTGCAACGCCATCCTTCGCAACATGGTCTGTTGCTGAACGAGGATATGGAGCACAAAATAGTTTTGTTATATCAAAAGATGAAGTTGTAGAAACACCAGAAAATAACCAAACCTATGCATATATTGAATATGGTGTTATTACAAAAATTGTTTATTGGCAAAATAATTCTACAAATTCTTATATTACATCATATGTTCCAGCATCATCTTTAAACCTAGCAATGGTTGACGATGTCGTATTTATGGCAACAGTACCAGAATCATTTAAGGTTAATTACAATAGTTCAGAAGGTATTATTAAGTCTGATGTTATTAATCATGGCGATAAAGTTCAGGTAGTACAAACGCTTGAGACTAACACTTTGCAACCACTTGATATACCATTTGAAAATAAAACTCAGGTAATATCAACTAATGTAAATTCAGACTATTCTACATCTATTATAGTTGCTCCTATAGCAAATAATGATGCTACTAAAACTGTTGAGATACAGGTAATTTCTAATGGATTATCATTTACTAGTATTGCTACTGATAATACTAATACTCCAATTACAATAAATAATTTGCCATCTAACGAATATATTACAGTACAAACTGTTGTAAGAGATAATAATGGAATAGCACAGCCGTATCAAAATACTCCAACAATTACTGCAAATTCAAATATACCAGAGTTATTTAATTTTAGAGATGTGCAACACGATAAAACAAATATTACTGCTCCACAGGCACAATCTATTGTGAATAATGAATCTGGATTAATGACCGCAAGTATTTCTTATGCAGCAATTAGTAACTTTGATTCTAGTAAAACAATGGCATCTATTATGGTTGTAGGTCCAAATGGTTCTACTACATATATCGGTATTGATGGCAATGGCGGTATGGTTAATATTGGAGACCTATCATCAATGTCAAACTATACTGTTAAAATGGTTATACGAGATATTAATACTGGAGAAGAAACAATTATCTCTGGTAATAATATTGGTAGTTAAAAGGATTGCCTCTTTAGCATAGTGGTAGTGCCCCCGCCTTGTAAGCGGGTTGCGTAAGTTCGATTCTTACAAGAGGCTCAAAGTGTTCGTGCTATAATTAAAATAGGAAAACTTTATTTCCTATTTGCAAATAGAAGGAGAAACATGGCAGAAAAAGGTACAGTAGAGGCTCTTATTGAGATTGCCAAGAAAGAAGTTGGCACCATTGAGGGTCCTAAAGATAATGAAACAAAGTATGGCAAATTCACAAAAGCAAACTTCCAACCTTGGTGTGGATCTTTTGTTATGTGGTGTGCTAATCAGGCTGGCGTAAAGGTTCCTAATACAGTTTATACGCCTGCTGGAGAGGCTGCATTTAAGAAGATGAATCGTTGGGCAGATGCTCGTAATGATGATCCAACTCCTGGAGATATTATTTATTTTGATTTTCCAGAAGATGGAGTGAACAGAACATCGCATGTTGGTATTTGTATTAAAAACAACGGAGATGGAACAATTCAATGCATTGAAGGAAATACTGCTGGATCTTCTAAGGGAGATCAACGTAATGGTGGCATGGTTTGTGAAAAAACTCGTGCATATGTAAAAGATAATAAGAAAAAACTAATCAACGGCATTGTTGGTTGGGGTCGTCCTAATTATAAGGGAGAAGAAGGTCAGGCTCTTGCTGTTAAGATTGCAAAGCCAGCACCAGCAAAGAAAGCAGCAAAGAAGGCTGCAAAGTAATATGGAATCAAATAAGAGAAGTTTACTAAAAACAATTAGTTGGCAGTTTGTCCATATTGGTTTTGTATACGGTCTTATTTACGCATTTACTCGTGAATGGGAGTATGCTAGTTTAGGATCACTTGCATATATTGCTTGGGAATCTTGTGCATACTATATTCACGAGCGAGTGTGGGCAAAGTTTGCTAAGAAAGTAAAGTAATGCCAGATTATGTCTATAAGTGTATTGAATGTAATACACAAGTAGTTAAAACTAGGTCAATAATAGAGTCAGAACCACAATATAACTGTGAAAAATGCAGTGTGGTTCTGACTAGACAATACACTCCTTTTGGTGTACAATTTAATGGTAAGGGATTTTACTCAACCGACAATAAAAGGATGTAAAATATGTTTAGTATGTTAAAGACACAAAATCCAGAAGAACGAGTTTGGCTTTTAACTGCAAATGATCGTTGTGATAGTTGCGGTGCTCAGGCTTATGTTTCTGTAACTGGTGTTAATGGCGAACTGATGTTTTGTGGACATCACTATAACAAGATTATGAATGATCCAGTTGGATACGAAAAGATGATGGCATACGCCTACTCTTTTGTCGATGAAAGAGAAAAACTAGTAGAAAATAGAAGTAAAGGAGAGTCCTATTCATGAACATGGGACCAGAAGAACAATTATTGTTAACTCTAATAGATCAGGGTGCAGTAGAGTTTAAGGGATTTGACGAAGATGGTGAGGCACTTTATAGTTTCACACATAAACTACAAGAGGTTCATCCAGAACTTTATGCGCTACATACTAGTATGCTAAATAAAGAAATGATGTATCTATGGGAAAATGGTTTTGTTGAAATGGATTTGTTTTCAGATAATCCAGTTGTAACATTATCTCCAGAAGCATTTAATCCAATTAAAGTAGATCAGTTGGATGAAGACATGAAAAAGTTTTTACTAGAAATCAAACGTATAATCCTTTCGTAGAAAGATGATACAATTAATTTATGAATGATTTACTTGTATCGTTCTTGACAGCGCTGCTTGTTTTTGCTATAATTAAACTAAGTGGTAAAAAAGAAAGTAAAAAAATTAAATATAGACAAAGCCATATTAATAGTATTATTGGTCCATTTATACCTTCGTATATTGCCAGTACTGTTATTAAAAAAACTCAGTCTTTAAAACACTACAACTCAAATATTATAGATGTTTTAGTTACTGAAGATTATGCTTATTGGGTACACGAAAATGTATTCTATAGCGCAGTCGTTGAAGATGGCAGAGTAGACAGAAGTACAACATCTCCAGTTGATATTGAAAATATGTCAAACGAAGATGTAACCAAAATGATGATTATATTGGACAAACTAAAGAACAGGGCAAAAAATGAAAATCGTGGTACAGGGAACAAATGAGTTTCAAGACTACAGCATATTCCTTCGGGCTATGGCAATTGGTTTATCATCAATGCAACAAAATGATGATGAATACATAGTTTATTCTTTAGGTCCATCAAACATTAATTCTTTTGTTTCAGAGTTTTGCAATGTATCTGAAAAAGGATTAAAAGCAAGAGGCAAAAAAGTAAAGTTCTATAAAGTAACACCAGATTGGGTAGTAGAAAACATATACGATATTAACTATTATGCGTATCTCAGTAAACCAAAAGAACGTATTTCTAAGTTGGTTTCATTTGCACAGGATAGTAATATTGAAGTCGGCATATTCTCACACTAGGGAAAATAAAATGATTATTTCTGATCTTAATAAAATGGAACAAATAGTTAGTGATAACTCTAAGTTGTCTTGGGACGGTTGGAATGTTGTTCACATGTCAAAATCAAATAGTGCTATGTTTAAAACAAACGGTGCTTTTGTAAATAATGCTTGGCACATTAAAACAGTTTATAAGCCAGGTAAAGATGGATGGAATATTAAAAGCAGTCACCTGGAATAGTTATGAACAAACAACTATGGAAAGAAGACGCTGCCTGCCTTGATTATGATACTAACTTATTTTTTGATAAGTATGAAGATAATCCAAATATAAGACATGGAATAGATAACGTATGTCTTGCGTGTCCAGTTGCTAGACAATGTTTTGCAGTTGGTATATCTGACAAAGAGTACGGTGTCTGGGGAGGCATATATCTAGATCGTGGAAACATATCTAGAGAATTTAATAATCATAAAACTAAATCTCGTTGGGGAGAGATTTGGGAAAACTTAACATTGGAAATGTAGTCATGTATACAGATAATATGCAACGTGCCTTTAGATCAATTACTCCACCAAGAGGATTTGCTGTTGACATTATAGACAATGAACATTTTTTAACTGTTAGAGCAAATGAAAAACAATTCATGAGGTTGGATGAGTTTGAAAAACGAAGAGCATTTGAGTATATGATAAAAGTAAAAAAAGCGTTAGAAGATAATGGTGCTGTAGTCATGCTAGTTAGAGATGCAGTTAAATGATTAAAAAAATAATTTGTAAAATTACAAAACATGATTTTTCTATTGATGCTGGATCATGTCCATTTACTGGCAATAGTTATGTTATTTGTAAAAAATGTTTAGAAATGAAGGTGAAAAATGAAAAAATGGATTAGTTTATCTGTTTTAGGTGTGTTTGTTTCATTTATCGGCTTAATTGTTGTTGCCTTTGCACAGTTGACACAAGCCCTACAATCTGATATATTTAATATAGAAACAGATGATGAGGAGTTGTTTTAGTGCAAACATTTTTGCCATACACAAGCACTATTGCTTGTGCACAAGGTCTAGATAATAAAAGACTTAACAAGCAGATATTAGAAGGATATCAAATACTTAATATTCTTTCTGGTAAATCTAAAGGTGGTGCATGGAGAAATCATCCTGCTGTTCTTATGTGGAAAGGTTTTGAACGTGGCCTTTGGACTTATATTGAGGCTATGGTACAAATTGCTAATCTTCGTGGTATTAAGACAGAAAATAATGTAAGAAACCTCAGAGCGTTACATGATCAATGTTGGGAAACTTGGGGAGACAAACGACCAGAGTTTTGGAATGATGAGACTAAGGTTATGAGAATAGTAACCACTCATCGTGCTAACTTATTTAATAAAGACCCAATGTATTATGCTAAATATCAATACGCTACAACTAGCCCATACAACAGTCCATGCTGTCCAGACAAAAAAGAACCATGTAAATATTATTGGCCTACACATGAGGAGAAAAATGCAGTGGTATAGTTGGGTAATAGGAATTTTAGTTATATTTAATGTTTTTATATTGTATAGAACTGTTAAAATTCAAATGGCATTAACTCAAAGTTTATTAGATAATCAAATTGCTTTATCTATGATGTCTGCAATGAAAGAAGAGTTAGAAAATTCAAATAAATTTAAAGATGATTCAAATGAAGATTTTATTAAATTTCTTTCAGACTCAAGGGATTGGGCATTTGAATATATTGAAAATACAATGGCAAAAATAAATGAGGTCATTGAGTACTGTAGAAAAGAAACA